TTCCACAATGGTGTTAGCAATGCTTCCATACCTTTATGTACTGCACGAACGTCAGCTTTATATGTTCTACCTTCAAAAGACTTTTTACCTACATCATAAGATGAGAGACTCGGCAAATCTGCAAAGTCTCCTATCTGTACAATAACATCAGGTTGTTTGTCTACTATATATTTTCCTATCCAAGTCAAGTAATCTAATTTAATCCCAGGTTTTACCTGAGTATCTGGAATGACTAGATGTTTCATTGCAATGTCTCCTTATGTAAATCAAACTCTAATTGTTCTGCTTCATTCTTTTCATCTAATACAGTTTTAATAATACCTTCCCGTATTAAATTCTTTATTGCATGGTCCATTAAGAATTCGGCTTCTACAGAATCTACTGAGAAGTCGAAGTCGTATGAACCATCATCGTTTTTCTTTAAATTTTTTATAATCATTGAGCCAATCCTTACGGTAATCTAACCACAAGAAACCATTCTTTTCAGCCCACATAGCGTATGTAGTTTTACTTCGTTTAGTTATCTTATTGTCAGGGTTCATAAATAAAAATATAATGGTTACATGTGGGTTGTGTTCTTTGAACCATACCATTTTCTTTCTTGTATCTAAGTCTAGTTTACCCTTTGCTTCAATATAAATTAATCTTCTTCCTGTTCTAAAGTCAGGAGTATATGTCCTATGTATAGCAGGTTGAATATACTTATATGAATTAGACTCATATTTTGTACGAGGAAATTCCTTACGAAGTTCCTTCCACACCTGTACTTCAAACTTACTTTTAAAGTGTGGCATAGTGTACATCGTAAGGTTCATTAAAGTTTCTTAGAATCCATAAACAATTAGCATTCATAAGAAACTCTTCTTCATTTCCATAAGCATTTAGTACTGTAGCTAACATGTCTTTCTCTGATTGACAGTTATCTAACAGTACTTTTGCTTTTTTATTACCAATTCCTTCTATGCCTCGGATGTTGTCTGACCTGTCCCCTTTTAAACATTGTTGGTAGAACAACCGTAGTCCTTCTAGTTCACTTATGTCTTGCCAGGTATCAGGTCTTGACCATCCTTTACCGTTTATTTCCCAGCTGAAATGTTTGCCAGGGATTTGTAGTAGGTCTTTGTCCAGGCTACAGATGATTGTATCTTCTGTTTGGTTAATGCCTAGTAAGTCGTCTGCTTCTAATCCATCTGTTGCTACTTCAGCATTGAGATGTTCCACTGCCCATATTCTTAAATCATCTAAGTGTTTAGGCTTAGGTGCTGTACGGTTAGCTTTGTACTCTGGATATATTTTCTTACGAAAATTTGTAGCTCCGGTTAGGTATGCTTTATAAGAATCAGAATTTGTTTTCTCAATTATCTGGTCAAACAAATCGCTAGCTCTCCATTGAGCTATACCAAATGGGTCTTCCTCTGCGCTAGCTGCGCAGCGAAAGCATACAATATCCATGTCAATTAATGCTTGCATTATAATGGAATGTCGTCTTCAAACTCTGCAAAGCTAGAGTCAGCTGATTGCTGACCTAGCACAAAATTTTCATACTTCTTAGCTAAACCAATAACATCAATTTCTGTTATGGCTTTACCATGTGTTGCTAACGTAGCTACTGCATTAGCTAGAGAACTCTGTCGTATAATCATTACTTGTCGTAATGCTCGTTCTTCTTTGGTCTCATAGTTACTACCAGTTACTCGTGTTGCTGGTCGTGCTGTTGCACTAGCTGTTTGTACAGCAGGAGCTGGTTGTTGCTCTCCTTCAGCTAGTACTCGTGTCCACTGCCAGTAGCCAGCTTCATCTTTCTCTGTTGCTACATTAATTATGTCACCTTTCTCCCATGTTTGTGCTGTTTTAAACACATCAGGATTACTAAATGACATTAGTTTTTTACTTTGTACTTTACCTTCATCATTCTTAAAGGTAACTTCAATAGACTGGTATTGTCTACCATTCCTTGTTGTTGCAGTACTTGGTTGTGATACATCTATAATATCTAATTGCATTCTACAATCTCCATGTTACCCCATGATTCACCGACTTGACACTCGACTCTCATGGGAAGGTTAAACTCGTGCCCAAATAATTTGTTAAAGTTTTTAGGCACATCTTCAAAACAGTCATTAACTATTTTAACTAAACTATTAGTATAACATACTTTATCATCATAGTCAAGTATAATAGAATCATGTACTGTGTTTACTAGTTTGACTCCTTGATGACTAGCGAGTCTATTTCTTAAACTAACTCTTGCAATGGACATAAGGTCAGCCCCTAGTCCCTGTACTGGATAGTTTAGAATTTTAGTACGGGGATATTTAACACCCCATTGTGTTACTTCAGGTTCATAGTAGTACTCCCTGCCTGTAGGCATTGTTAGTTTACGGTCTTTCTTTGCAAGAAACATTAACTTATCATGCCAAGCTTTTAATCCAGAATACTTAGCATAGAACTGGTCAATAATTTTTTGCCAGAAAGTTTCATTACCAGAAAAGTTAGGGTCATTAGCATAGCTGTACGCACTACCTCCATAGATTAATCTAAACACAAATGTCTTTGCTATTAATCTAGAGGGTAATCCAAACCTTGCTTGATTGTCTGAGTGCATATCAGTGCCCTCCCATATTTCTTGGATAGCAATTTTATCTTGCGATAAATAGGTAGCACCTACCCATTCAAGTTGTTTAGCGTCAGCTTGCAGTAACATTATAAATCGCCTAAGTCTGCTATATTAATTTCAGGTAACGCATAAGGTTCATGGCTTAAATCTGCTTGACCATATGCAATAAGTCTACCTGATTCTTTTGCTGTAATTTCTACAGTAGATTCAAATGTATCAGGCTCATCTAGACTGATTGTAATAACTTCATTACCTTCAATGCTTGCTTGCCTGTGTCCTTGATAATTACCTGCAATATACATTAAAACAAAAACTAAAATTAAAGTTCCTATTAATAAAATAGTATTTTTATTTTGTTGTGTCATACTAATACCTCGATTTAAATAACGTTTTAATTTCACCATCAAAGTTTTGTAGATTAGGTCTACTACTTGATAGCCTACCTGTTCTTGCTACACATTGATTTAGTTGTCCATGTATCTCTCCTTTCTTCCAGTTGTTTTCATCAATGAGCTTTACTAATCCTTGATAGTAAGTTGACTTACGTTTCTCTAGTTCAGCTCGTGTTAGTATTGTATTCAATATTTCTTTAGTTTCTTGATTAGGTTTAAGACTGCGTAGTGTTCTTTCATCAGTACTAAACAATCCTTCTTTAGCTAACTCACTACCTTTTAAAGGTACCAATCTTCGTGGGAATCTGACTTCGTATTCTTCCCACTTAAGTTTTTCTTCACCCGCTCTAGCTCCAGTCTTATACCGTCCAGCAGCCACTTGATGACGAAGTTTAATAGCTCCACCATATAAGAAAGCACTAAGATGGTCAACGCTGTTGGGATTAAAAGAATCAAGATTATGATATTGATAAAGTTTTTTGTCCAGCTTATCGATTTGTTCTTCAAGTTCATCTCCTAGTATGATTGATTTATCATAGTCATATAGTATACCATTAAACTCCATTTCTTGTAAGACTAATAAGTCTTGGTTGTGCAGACTTATTAATTTTTTAAGATGTGGTTTACTATTTAACTCTTCCATTTGTTTTATCATTACCTGTTCTGTAAGATTAACATCTTGAGTTAGGTAATCACGCAACAATTCTTCTGGAACTTGGGTAGTATCTATGCCATTGTTCCAGTACTGTTCTTTAACTGCGTCTAGTTTGCTCTCTAGTTTATAGTACTCAGCTACACTATTAAGACTAGGGTAAGTTTGTTGTTGACCAGTTAAAATAAAGTGCACTAGCTGACAGTCCCATACACGGGATGCGGTCAGGTTTATCCCATACCTAGCCAGCCAGTGCAAATCAAACTTAAGGTTGAACCCCACAAGCATATGACAACTATCCAGTTTCTCTTGGATAGCCAGGAGTAGTCTCTTGTAGGGTTCGGCTGAGAACTCTATATCGTATAGTTCTACCTGTTGGTTACTACCTAAACCAACATAACATAATTTATTTGTTGTATCAAAAGGATTACCTTTGTTACTAATTGTAGTTTCTACATCTAATACCATATGGTTCATCGTATATCCTCGTATCTTGCTATCTCAGGTTTAATTAGTATCTGTCCTTGTCCGTGTCTCATGTCAGGTAATGTATCTTCATCACCTGTTAGTTTGTTTTTTGTTATATTAAAGTATCTCATTCTACTTGTGTTGTCTTGTTCTTTACCTATGCCTAGTATCCAATCTGCTTCGCCTTGCTTTGCAGTTTTACTACTGTCTACCATATCCATGGTTAGCCACAGTTTGCCTTCAGCCTCACCTGAGGCTTGGCTGATGGCAATAACTGGGGCATATGCTTTAGCTATCTCACGTGCCCATTGATAGATTTGTTTTAATTCAAGGTCATTACGGTCAGCTTTGAATCCTTTAATCTTATCTATCTGGTCAAAGATAATCAAAGCTGGATTGCTTGCTTTAATTATTTCTTCTATACGTTTATAGTTACTAGAGTCTACTGTGTCTAGTAGTTTAATTCTATTACCTACTTCTTCTCTGTATATGCTATTGTTAGAAGCTTTTGTTTCACGTAGCTGTTGTAATGTATGACCAAAGTATGCTTGGTATATTCTAAATGCTACTGCTTTACCATCTTCTTCGTTATTAAACCAGAGTATATCACCATCAGTTTGTTTAATCATGTGTGTAATTTCACTAGCTAAGAAGGTAGTTTTACCAGTCTCAGGTCTAGCAAATACAAAACCAAAGTTACCTTTACGTAAAGAACCTAAAGATTTATTAAGCCAGTCTAGTCTCCATCTTAACCCGGGATTCTGATGGTGTGCTTCAAACAATTCTTCTAAGTCCATGTTAACAAAAAAAGTATCTTCAGAGTCAGGCTCTTCAATGTCAAGTTCAGAAATCTTAGACATCAACGTATCTATATCAGCATTACCATCTTCAACATCAAGAGCAATACGAGCAACGTCACCAGCCAGTGCTCGTCTTTTATGTTCAGTTAATAAATCTTTTAATGCTTCTATGTTTGTTAATTCTTGTTCATCTATTCTGTTTATTAATTCTTGTAATTCTTTTCTTTCTTGTTCTTGTAAATAATAATTACTATTATATTCTATTTCTAATTCTTGTTTTGTTATATTGTTTCTGTCATTATATTTATTATAATAACTATCTATACTGATAAATAATTTATAATGATTTATATAATTAACTTTGACATAATTAATATTAATATATTTATAATATTTATTATAATAGTTTTTATCTTCACAGAATAATTTTATTATTTGTTCTTCAACCAAGTGCTTATCTCCTGAGTATTATATTCTTTAGGGTCTTTATCTGTAATAATTACTTTAGCATTACATCCTAACCCTTTGAATCTATTCTTTATTTTAACTGCTTGTTTAGCTTTATCTCTGTCTAACCATATGTTAATTTGTTTATTCATACCGACATATTCTTTCTCGAAGTCGAAGGAAACGCTGCTCCCCAACAACGGGGAGGAGCAGATGTTTTCGAGACGAGAAACTTTTATAGCCGACAGTATATCTTCAACTAATACAATTATTGTATCAGATTTTCCATAAATTGTCAATGGTTTTACACCATGACTTAAATATTTAGGACCAACAGAACGGAAACTTCTACCTTGCCAGTACGATAATGTATTAATTAATAATAATAATCGTTGACTTTCACACCATTGTATGTTATGCTTAGTTATTTCTGGCACAGTTATACCGTACTTCATTAACCACTTGACACCTTCAAGTGGTATATCAGGTGTTGTATTTAACATACTGTAATCATTAGAACTATTCTGCTTTGGTCGCAGTCGCTCTCGTAAAGAATCTAAATCATCTTTACGTTTATAGTAGCCACATCCAAAGCAATATAAATGGTCATCGTATTCACCTAAGTTATCTTTACTACCACATTTAGGACATGGTATATGTTTTATAAACGAACTCATGATTATCCTTATTTACTTTTCTTTATTGTTATGTTATAATATATAGGTAAGATAAAAACTTACCCATCAAATCAGCTATCAAGATATTTCTATCTTGTCCTGATAGTTTGGAATTATTCACAAAGGAATATATTATGTGGACAACTCCATCAGCAACTGAAATGCGTTTCGGTTTTGAAGTTACTATGTACGTAATGAATAAGTAATTCATTCGTCATATACGCAGACTGGCTTCTGCTGCAAAGCAGAGCCAGCTTGCTTTATTCCTCATTCCAATCTACTTCATCATAATCTAAATCTTCTATGTTGTCTGCTTCATCACGCAAATCATCACGCTCATCAGCATGCATATCTCTAGCTATTTCACTATAACAATTGTTACATAGGTCAAGATACTCACCAGTTACAGAAGACTTACGAGTAGATTCAAACTCAGACAGTGCTTTATTACATGCAATACATCTCATAAATATCCTTTCGTTTACGCATTTCACCACCGAGTGGTTCCATGCTTAACTCATATTTTATCATGACCAATCATTATTGTCAAGTATTTTAAGAGGAACATCATATGCAAACTTAGGATATCCATCATACCCATTATCAACCATAACATCACATGTACTTGTTGTTCGATGGACATCAAGGACTTCACATACATCTCCATACTTAAATGATTCTTTAGTAGCATTGTCTGTAAAGTCTCTAGTAAATTCACATAAGTCACCTACCTCAAGAAAATTATTTTTATTATATACTACGGGTAGGTCTTTCTTTTTACTAAACATATTATACTGTGATGGATAATATGTTTTAGTATCCCACTTAGGTGTTGGTTTATAACTAGAGTTACTATACCAAACACCTTTGTGCCATTGACCTAACGTTTCATTAATAATATTATGATTGTTATGTCTATCTAAAAAGACTAACTTACTATATCCAATCGTAGCTTCAATAAGTTTTGTTACAGGTTTTTCAAACAAACTTAGGTTACCCCATTTGCTTACTAAACCTTGTAACACTTGCTCATTAAACTCTACTGTATCAGATTTAATATCACCACCGAAGCCAGTGATAATCCCATTATGTATAAAGCCAAGGCTATTATTAACACGGAAAGGATGACAGTTATCTTTGTCAATCTTACCGTGTGTTTTAATACGGAAATGTATGACACATTTTTTATCTTGATATTTTTTATACTCTTCATAGAACTCCTTAAAATCAAAGTAACCTTTTTTAATATGTAATTCTTTATTGCTACTAAACATAAACCCAGCACCATCTGGATTGTTTCTGTAACATTCTTGTAATGTTTTCTTTGAAATAATTTTACCTTGTGGTTTCATGATTGCTATACACATGATGGTATCTCCTTTTGAATAAAGTTAAATAAATTTTTGTAATCATATCTTACTTTCTTAAGCCAGTCAACAAAGCTTTTAACTTTAGTAGACTCTGTAAGATTTGTTTCTTGATTACCTGGTTGACAGTAGTCAGCTAAAGCTTTACAAAACTCAAGCTTAATATTAAAATCTTCTTTAGTTTTTGGTGTACTAAAGATACGTACTTCAATAGTATCTCTGTTATTTAAATTAACATTGTTATATCTATCGAAGTAAGTATTCTTTAAACCATATTTCATATTATATCTTTCATTAGAATGTTGATAAGTATTAGATTGACGACCAGCAATCTTACGAATAAACGTTTGATTGTCAGTACGATTCATAAACTCTGTAAACTTAGCAATGCCAAGCCTACTCATACTAGCTTTTGATATATGAATATGCATACCAGTTCTACTAGAGATATCAAACTCAGGAGGTAAGTTATCTAAGAAAGAACCAATACGTTCTTTATGTATGTCTATTGTTGCAGGACAGGTAGTTATCTCAAAGCCATTACCTATACTACCATCATACTTCATAATACAATGGTCAAACAATTGTTTTAAAACATACAATTGAGCTTTACGAGTTTTGTTTGGTACTTCATATTCTAATTCAATACCAAAGTATTGTGTTAAGTCTTTACCTTTTTGTAACTTAACTCGTCTTGCTTTGAATTGTAATATCTCCTCAGCTCGTGTACTATACCCTTGTATTTTGTAATCACTAGGTAAACAGTCATAACATTCACCGTCATACAAATTACTTTCTATTGTTGGATGACCACAGCTAATACATTCTTCATAGACAACTTCGTTTTGTTTATAGCATTCACCATCAACAATTATTTCATCAGGTAAATGCCATTGATAAAACCTTTCATCTCTTTTATATCCATAGTTACTAAGAATTATGTTACTATGTACGTATCTTCGTTTACCTGATATTGTTTCTTCTGTTAAATTATTTCTACCATAAAACCATTTACCACTGATAAAACAATAACCCCAAAAAACACCACGATTAAGTCCTTTACTTTCTAGATACTCTTTGATTGTTTGATTGTTTTTACTTACGTTTTTCTTGCACCATCTTACAGCATATTTAAATAAATATTCTGTAACTCTAGAATTACAGGCAAAGCCATTCATTCTACGTGTTAGATGATTCCAAAAACCACGTGTCAATCTACCATCACGATATTTATACTTAAGTTTTTCAGGATGTATTTTGTAATACAAAACATCTACTAAACTATTACCGTACTCACCTCTAGTAAATCCACCTTTGTTCCATAGTTTTAGATTAATAAGCTGAGTTCGTACACAATTACGAAACCAAAAATCATTTGTATCTTCATACTTAATACAACTAAAAGCTCGTTTCCCTTCTTCAATAGTTTCACCTACATAGTAGGGTACTAATTTAATATGAAAGGCTTGACGAGACTCATTTTTATATTCTTGTTTTTCATAATCCCAACGCCTAGTTCGCTCTGGTGTATAAGTTATAATAAAACTTTTGTCTGTCTTGTTAAGCTTTTCAAAGTAATGCTTTAGTTCAAGCCAGTTTAATAAACCATTACTTAATGCAACTTGTCTACTAATAGGTCGCATAATGACTACTCCTTATAAAAGTTAATTGAATACTACAAATACCAATCTGCACCATATATTTCCTGTTTTGCAGTACTATATGCTACAGCATATGGCATACCATTACTAACATACAATTGAAGAAGTCGATTGAATTCTTCTAGTGCCATGTCATTAATGTCCTCTTCTGTTGGATACCAGTTATCCATTTTGAATTTCTATAGCGTCATCTATTTTGATAT